AACTTAACTGATATCCCTTTTTACGGATAAAGGTATTCAAGCCTGACACATCATGCGCTGTATCGTCGTCGTATTCCCGTATTAACAGAGACCGTAGCCCGACGGGGAACTCCTTCTGCGCGAGTGTGCGGTAATAATCAAAAACGATGCGCACCGGGTTTTAGTGTGCTGACGGACGCAGGTTTACCCTCATAGTCGCTTTTCCGGTGCGATGGTGGAAGAAACCGGAATAATGAATTGTGAATGCAAAATGTGGTTTCTTACTGAGTAATACTGGCAGTGTTTTCTGTTTACATCCAGAACATATTTAAAGATGCCTGCACGGGAAAGAGTAAAGTGGCTCCGGAAGAAGGGTATGTTTCCGGATAAATGTTTTTTTATAACCAGTTTTGTCCAGATATTATTTGACCTGTGGTTTATATAAGCAGATCTTTTTTGGGGCTGTACCGTGATCATACTTTGATTATGTGTGGTAAACCTTATATTCCCTGTTGACAGAAAGTAAAAACAATGCGAGATGCCATTTTTATTAAGGTAATCAGTAACGGAAATAATATCATTATCGTGTGATGAAATAAGCAACGATATAACAGAGGTTAGCCGACTATTCTCTGTGGAAACACAATCTGGTGGTGATAAATCTGAATGAGTTATGTAAAAATTGAACATGTAAAAAGATGGTGTTTAACTGAAGGTATAGTACTGCTGGAAAATAATAAACTGAAAAGTGAATGTCTATTAGTTATTTCCGCATGGTAAATCAGAGGTATTGTTTTCTTGCTAATTTATTAAAGTGATAAGTCTTATCTTGATTTTAGATATAAACTTTTATCAGGCCTTATCAACTTACATCTTCAGTATTGGAGGCAGTGCCAGTTACGTAAGGACGCAATGCCTGGTATTTAAGCGAAGTGATCGACTGGATAAATAATATTCCTCGCGCTTCTGAATGTTGCCGTGTTCCTGTGCCAAAAAAGCCAGATGTGCACTATGCCTCAATATTGAGCGTGTACGCCGTAATGCACGGGATGGCCGCTATAAGCTGATTGGTTGATGAATTTAGGCCCGCTCTGGCTGGCGGGTCCTTTCCGGCGATCCGGCAGGTTACGGGGCGGCGACCTCGCGGGTTTTCGCTATTTATGAAAATTTTCCGGGATCCATGTCCGGTTTCTCTTCAGGTTAACTATATGAAAAATATAGAAACAGGTTTTCTGTGAACCGGACGTGAACAAAAAATAAACATGTAAGCCGGACATGACCGGTTTTGTTGTGATTGTGAGGTGAGAGTTTTTGCGAGGTGAGGAGTGGCTACGCAGACTGAAGTTGCCAGGCATTTAAGTCTGACCGATCGCCAGCTTCGCAGATTGCAGAAATTGCCGGGTGCCCCGATATCGAATAAGCGAGGGCAACTGGATCTGGATGCCTGGCGCGATTTTTACATATCGTATCTGAGGAGAAGTAAAAACGATGTGCCTGGTGGCGATAGCGAAGACGACTATGAGGAGAAATTGCTTATTGCCAGATGGGAACTGACAGCAGAACAGGCTGTTACACAGCAGTTAAAAAATGAGGTGTCAAAAGGAAAACTTATTGACACCGGGTTCTGTATTTTTGCCCTCAGTAAGCTGGCAATGGCGTTATCCAGTACGCTTGATTCCATCCCTTTATCCATGCAGCGACAGTTTCCTGATTTAACACCGCGCCATCTTGACCATCTGAAAACCCTTATTGCGAAGGGGGCAAATCAGTGTGCGCGGGCGGGGGATAAATTACCGGATTTACTCGATGAATATATCAGAGCAACAACTGAATAATATGATGAGCGCTGTCACAACAGCATTACAGCCCCTGATAAGGGCATTGCCGGTGACGCCAGTTGAATGGGCTGATCAAAATTATTATCTGCCGAAAGAATCTTCATATGGTGAGGGAGAATGGAAAACGCTGCCATTCCAGATCGCCATCATGAACAGCATGGGGAATGATCAGATCCGCACTGTTAATCTGATTAAATCTGCCCGTGTTGGCTATACAAAGATGTTGCTGGGGGTGGTCGGATATTTTATTGAGCATAAATCCCGAAACAGTCTGCTTTTTCAGCCCACGGATTCTGCCGCTGAAGATTTTATGAAGTCTCACGTGGAGGCGACGATTCGGGACGTGCCATGCCTGAAAGACCTTTCCCCATGGCTGGGTCGTAAACATCGTGACAATACTCTCACGCTGAAACGCTTTTCATCGGGTGTGGGCTTCTGGTGCCTGGGCGGCGCTGCCGCCAAAAACTACCGTGAAAAATCCGTGGACGTGGTCTGCTATGACGAACTTTCCTCGTTCGAGCCGGATGTCGAAAAAGAGGGCTCGCCAACCCTGCTGGGGGATAAGCGTATTGAGGGCTCTGTATGGCCAAAATCCATTCGCGGCTCGACGCCTAAAATCAAAGGCTCCTGCCAGATCGAAAAAGCCGCTAACGAGTCGGCACATTTCATGCGTTTTTATGTGCCCTGTCCGCACTGTGGGGAGGAGCAGTATCTGAAATTTGGCGATGATGCCTCGCTTTTCGGTCTTAAGTGGGAGAAGAATAAGCCAGAAAGTGTTTTCTACCTTTGTGAGCATCATGGCTGTGTGATCCATCAGTCTGAGCTTGAACAGAATAACGGGCGGTGGATCTGTGAAAACACGGGCATGTGGACACGTGACGGCCTGACATTTTACAGCGCGGGTGATGAGGAGATGCCGCCACCGCGATCCATCACTTTCCACATCTGGACGGCCTATAGCCCGTTTACCACCTGGGTACAGATAGTCTATGACTGGCTGGATGCGCTGAAAGATCCCAACGGCCTGAAAACCTTTGTGAACACCACGCTGGGCGAGACCTGGGAAGAGGCCGTGGGCGAAAAACTCGATCACCAGGTTCTGATGGATAAGGTCGTGCATTACACGGCGGCGGTACCTGACCGGGTGGTTTATCTGACGGCGGGCATTGACTCGCAGCGAAACCGTTTTGAGATGTATGTCTGGGGATGGGCACCGGGAGAGGAAGCTTTTCTGGTGGATAAAATCATCATTATGGGGCGTCCTGATGAGGAAGAGACGCTGTTACGTGTGGACGCGGTGATTAACAAAAAATACCGCCATGCGGATGGCACCGAAATGACTATTTCCCGTGTCTGCTGGGACACCGGGGGGATCGATGGCGAAATCGTTTACCAGAGGTCAAAAAAACACGGTGTTTTCCGTGTGCTACCGGTAAAAGGTGCGTCTGTCTATGGCAAGCCGGTGATCACCATGCCGAAAACCCGCAATCAGCGGGGCGTGTATCTGTGTGAAGTGGGGACGGACACCGCAAAAGAAATTCTCTATGCCCGTATGAAAGCCAGTCCCACACCTGCAGATGAAGCCACATCGTATGCCATCCGTTTTCCTGATAATCCGGAGATTTTTTCGCAGACAGAGGCGCAGCAACTGGTCGCGGAAGAGCTTGTGGAGAAGTGGGAAAAAGGAAAGATGCGCCTGCTGTGGGATAACAAAAAGCGGCGTAACGAAGCGCTGGACTGCCTGGTGTATGCCTACGCAGCATTACGTGTGTCCGTGCAACGCTGGCAGCTTGATCTGGCTGTACTGGCAAAATCCCGGGAAGAAGAGACGACCCGGCCAACCCTTGAAGAACTGGCAGCGAAGCTGTCCGGAGGAGTGAATGGTAACAGTCGCTGAACTGCAGGCGCTGCGTCAGGCGCGTCTTGATTTATTAACCGGTAAACGGGTGGTGTCGGTCCAGAAAGATGGTCGCAGAATTGAATATACGGCAGCCTCTCTGGATGAGCTTAATCGTGCTATCAATGATGCGGAGTCGGTACTGGGGACAACCCGCCGCCGTCGCCCGCTGGGAGTGAGGTTATGAAACGAACGCCAGTCCTGATTGATGTGAACGGCGTTCCGCTTCGTGAGAGTCTCAGCTACAACGGGGGCGGCGCAGGATTTGGCGGGCAAATGGCCGAGTGGTTACCACCGGCGCAGGGTGTTGATGCTGCCCTGCTGCCTGCGTTGCGTCTGGGGAATGCCCGTGCAGATGATCTGGTACGCAATAACGGTATAGCGGCCAATGCGGTGGCCCTGCATAAGGATCACATTGTCGGGCACATGTTTCTTATTAGTTACCGTCCGAACTGGCGCTGGCTTGGGATGCGGGAGTCCGCGGCAAAAATCTTTGTCGATGAGGTGGAGGCGGCCTGGTCGGAATACGCGGAAGGAATGTTTGGCGAGATCGATGTGGAAGGGAAACGCACCTTTACGGAATTTATCCGTGAAGGTGTGGGCGTTCATGCATTTAACGGTGAAATCTTTGTGCAGCCGGTCTGGGATACGGAAACCACACGGTTATTCCGCACGCGTTTTAAAGCCGTGAGCCCTAAACGGGTGGACACGCCGGGACACGGTATGGGTAACCGTTTCCTGCGGGCCGGGGTGGAAGTCGATCGGTATGGACGGGCCGTTGCGTACCATATCTGTGAGGATGATTTTCCGTTCTCTGGTCGTGGACGATGGGAACGGATCCCGCGTGAACTTCCCACCGGGCGTCCGGCCATGCTGCATATTTTCGAGCCGGTTGAGGACGGGCAGACCCGTGGGGCTAATCAGTTTTACAGCGTCATGGAACGGCTGAAAATGCTCGATTCCCTGCAGACCACGCAGCTTCAGTCGGCCATAGTGAAGGCGATGTATGCAGCGACGATTGAAAGTGAACTCGATACCGAAAAGGCCTTTGAATATATCGCGGGTGCACCGCAGAGTCAGCAGGATAATCCGCTCATTAATATTCTGGAGAAGTTCACCCGCTGGTATGACACGAATAACGTGACGCTGGGCGGTGTCAAAATTCCGCACCTTTTCCCCGGGGATGATTTGAAACTGCAGACTGCGCAGGATTCAGATAATGGATTTTCTGCGCTTGAACAGGCGCTGCTGCGGTATATCGCCGCCGGTCTTGGTGTTTCCTACGAACAGTTGTCCCGTGATTACTCGAAGGTCAGTTACTCAAGTGCCCGTGCCTCAGCCAATGAGTCGTGGCGTTATTTTATGGGGCGACGAAAATTTATTGCGTCCCGGCTGGCCACGCAGATGTTTTCCTGCTGGCTGGAAGAGGCGCTTCTTCGGGGGATTATTCGTCCGCCACGGGCGCGTTTTGATTTTTATCAGGCGCGTTCAGCCTGGTCACGGGCAGAGTGGATTGGCTCCGGAAGAATGGCCATTGATGGACTCAAGGAGGTTCAGGAGTCGGTGATGCGCATTGAGGCCGGACTGAGCACGTATGAGAAAGAGCTGGCGCTGATGGGTGAGGATTATCAGGACATTTTCCGCCAGCAGGTCAGGGAATCTGCAGAGCGGGAAAAAGCCGGGCTCTCACGCCCGGTGTGGATAGCGCAGGCGTATCAGCAGCAGATAGCGGAGAGTCGCAGGCCGGAAGAGGAGACAACACCACGTGAGACGTAATCTTTCACACATTATTGCAGCAGCATTCAATGAACCGCTGCTTCTGGAGCCCGCCTATGCGCGGGTTTTCTTTTGCGCGCTGGGGCGTGAGATGGGTGCGACAAGTCTTTCGGTACCGCAACAGCAGGTACAGCTTGATGCTCCCGGGATGCTGGCTGAAACGGACGAGTACATGGCCGGAGGAAAACGACCGGCCCGTGTTTACAGGGTGGTGAATGGTATTGCTGTACTGCCGGTGACAGGCACGCTGGTGCACCGGCTGGGGGGGATGCGGCCATTTTCCGGAATGACAGGTTATGACGGCATTGTCGCCTGTCTTCAGCAGGCAATGTCGGATACCCAGGTGCGGGGTGTACTGCTGGATATTGACAGCCCTGGTGGGCAGGCCGCCGGCGCGTTTGACTGCGCTGACATGATTTACCGCCTCCGGCAGCAGAAGCCTGTCTGGGCGCTGTGCAATGACACGGCCTGTTCTGCCGCAATGCTGCTGGCATCGGCCTGTTCCCGACGGCTGATTACCCAGACATCACGTATCGGCTCCATTGGTGTGATGATGAGCCATGTCAGCTATGCCGGTCATCTGGCGCAGGCCGGTGTTGATATCACGCTTATTTACGCCGGATCGCACAAGGTGGATGGCAATCAGTTTGAATCCCTGCCGTCAGAGGTTCGCCAGGACATGCAGCAGCGCATTGATGCGGCGCGCCGGATGTTTGCTGAAAAAGTGGCGATGTATACCGGTTTATCTGTGGATACGGTTATGGGGACAGAGGCCGCTGTTTTTGAAGGGCAGTCAGGTATTGAGGCCGGGCTGGCGGATGAATTAATCAATGCGTCGGATGCCATCAGCGTGATGGCCGCGACGCTGAACACACATGATACAGGAGGCACTATGCCGCAATTAACTGCAACGGAAGCCGTCGCGCAGGAGAACCAGCGAGTGATGGGGATCCTGACATGCCAGGAAGCGAAAGGACGTGAACAGCTTGCCTCGATGCTGGCAGGACAACAGGGCATGAGCGTTGAGCAGGCCCGGGCGATTCTGGCAGCGGCGGCACCGCAGCAGCCGGAGGCATCCCCGCTGAGTGAAGCCGATCGCATTATGGCGTGTGAAGAAGCGAAAGGTCGTGAACAACTGGCTGCAACGCTGGCGGCGATGCCGGATATGACAGTGGAAAAAGCCCGCCCGATCCTGGCTGCTTCACCACGGGCGGATGCCGGACTATCACTCCGTGATCAAATCATGGCCCTGGATGAGGCGAAAGGGGCTGAGGCGCAGGCTGAAAAACTGGCGGCCTGCCCGGGGATGTCCGTGGAGAATGCCCGGGCTGTACTGGCTGCTGCATCAGGTAAAGCTGAACCAGTCTCTGCCTCCACGACATCCATGTTTGAACGTTTCATGGCGAACCATTCACCGGCAGCGGTGCAGGGCGGCATGTCACAAACGTCAGCAGACGGTGATGCGGACGTAAAAATGCTCATGGCCATGCCATAAAGCCACTGCTGATCATCAATATGAGGTTTTAATAATATGGTAACGAAAACCATCACTGAACAGCGTGCGGAAGTACGTATTTTTTCCGGTAATGATCCGGCTCATACAGCCACAGGTAGCAGCGGGATTTCCTCGGCGACACCGGCTCTGACGCCTCTGATGCTGGATGAGGCCACCGGGAAACTGGTGGTCTGGGACGGACAGAAAGCCGGTGGTGCGGTTGGCATACTGGTACTGCCGCTTGAAGGCACAGAGACGGTACTGACGTATTACAAGTCGGGGACTTTTGCGACGGAGGCAATTCACTGGCCTGAGAGTGTGGATGAACACAAAAAGGCCAACGCCTTTTCCGGCAGTGCCCTGAGTCATGCGGCGCTGCCGTAACACATTATCAGGCCACTGCGGTGGCCTGACTTATTTCTGAATGAAGGAACTGATTTATGGGATTGTTTACGACCCGCCAGTTGCTCGGTTATACCGAACAAAAAGTTAAATTTCGTGCGCTGTTTCTGGAGCTGTTTTTCCGCCGTACGGTGAATTTCCAGACCGAAGAGGTGATGCTGGACAAAATTACCGGAAAAACGCCGGTGGCGGCCTATGTCTCCCCGGTTGTTGAAGGAAAAGTGCTGCGTCATCGTGGTGGTGAAACCCGCGTGTTGCGTCCGGGCTACGTCAAGCCGAAACACGAATTTAATTACCAGCAGGCGGTTGAGCGCCTTCCTGGTGAAGATCCATCTCAACTGAACGATCCGGCTTACCGCCGTCTGCGTATCATTACCGATAACCTCAAACAGGAAGAGCACGCGATTGTCCAGGTGGAAGAAATG